ATAACAAGGCGTTAGGCAAAAAGAGCACAGTTGACGAACTGTTAGAACAATGGATAGGAGGGCTGAAATGTCGAACCGTGAAAAGATAAGATACTTGAAACAATATAAGAACCTTGATAGACGCATCAATAGATTGTTAGAAGATAAGGAGCGGTGGCGCACCATAGCCGAAAAGACAACACAGTCAATTACAGGAATGCCTCACGGAGGCGACGGAGAGGACAAGAGAGAACTTGCGATCTGCAACATGGTGGATTGTGAGATCGAAGCAAACGACCTTATAGATCAACTGGAATATTTGAGAAAGGAAATCAGACACTACATATCAACCACGGGCGACAATGACGATAGGCTTCTTATGGCTTTACGGGTAGAAAAATAAATTCTGCACAACATATGGTATGCTACTTGACAATAGACTCAACATATGGTAGTATAATGTCGGAATAGTATACTTTTAAAGAGGCGGTAACCAAAACCGCCTTTTTCTATGCCTGTGGATGGCAAAAATCCTGCCCCAAACCTACACAAAGTAATGCAGATGTAGGCTAATCAATAACTTTGTAGGGGCAGGAATCAACGATAGTACGCAGAAATGCTTATTATACCAAATGAGACGGTTCGCGACCGTAGGGAGTGCGAGAGGGCGAAAGCTATTAGGTACCGCACAATGCAAGTAGGTGGGTAGGCTTGCTTTAAAAAACATAATTCAATCTTTAAATACAGCGAATAAAGTGCAAATGATAAAGAGGTAACGAATGAGTGATTGGTTTAATTCTGCAAAGATAGACCGAGACAACGGAATGGCGTTAAGGGCAATTGCAAGAAAATACGGCGTGGCTTATTCGACGGTGTGGGAGAGGTTTAACAAGGAAGGTAAAAAGCCAAACGACGAGTACCTGATGCCAGTCGAGCCGAGAGTCATAAAAAACAAATGGACAGGCGATAAGATAATTCGGTTCGGCCTGATGGGTGACACACAGATAAACAGCAAGTACACACAAATCACCCACTTACATAAACTCTATGATATTTACCAACAGGAGGGCATAGATACCGTTTACCATACCGGGGACATCGACGAGGGCGAGGATATGCGCCAGGGGCATAAATACGAATGCTACAACCAGGGCGCAGACGACCACATAAACGAAATTGTCACGGTATATCCAAAACGTAAAGGAGTAACGACACACTTCATCACAGGAAATCACGACGAATCCATTTACAAAAAAGTCGGGTTCAACATAGGGCCGGTTATCGCGTCAAGGCGAGACGATATGAAATACCTCGGCAGAGACAGCGCGATTATCCAGCTAACGCCGAACTGCTCAATGGAGCTGCGTCACCCCTGGGATGGAACAGCATACGCATTGTCTTATAAGATGCAGAAGCAGATTGAAGCAATGGGAGCCGACGAAAAACCGAACATTCTTGCAGTAGGACATTACCACAAACTAGAGTATATGTTTTACCGCAACGTACACGCATTCCAGACCGGATGTTTCCAGGGGCCGACACCATTCACCAACGGCAAGGGAATTTCAGTACACATGGGAGGATGGATAATCGAAATTCACGTTGACGAGACGGGGACAATCAAGAGGATAAAACAGGAGATGATCCCTTTTTATCGGGCAATCAAGGAAGATTATAAAAATTGGAGATAAAGCCATGAACACATTGCCAGCCGAAATCCAAAAGGTAATAGACCGCATGAAGTCCATAGACCCACTAGAAGAAGGCTACAGCGACTTAATAGAGTACTTAAAGGATTTAACCAACATATACGACCAAATGGACGCTATACAGTCAGATACGGGGGATAAAATGATATTCCTGATGAACGGAGGGATTTAATGGAGCCGCTTGACAGACTGATACAGGGCATAAAAAAAGAAACCGAATGCAGTCATTACGACTACGGCAAGAGCGCGGACAAGGCCCTCGGGGCGTACTGCACAAAATTCAAAAAAATGGTAAAAGAGGACGGTTGCGACGAGTGCCTAAAACCGCTGGAAGATACCTTTTTAGACATGTTCGGCGTAAAGGTAAAGATGAGTTGTATGCACAGGATTGTAAAGTGAGGGTAAAGTGATGATCTGTAACAGATGCGTAAAGCAAGATGTATGCATCCACAAAGAAATAACGGAACGACTGGAGAATGAGTTTGAAAAACACGCCAACATAGAGCTGGACTGCAAATACCGCATACAGGCAACAGAAGCACAGATGCAAAAGATAAAGGAACGCGAAGAATATGCGCTCCCAGATGCATAAATCAAACTTAGGAGCGCACGCACCCCGAAATGGGGAGGCGACAGGACGCAGGGCGATTAGCCCAACCGCAAAAGCCGGGCAGGACGGTAGCGCTCCTTAAAAAATCCGCTTTATCATGGGAGGATATAAGGCCGAAAAATTATTTTGAAAAAATTTTAAAAAACCTCTTGACATCGGTGGGCACCTATGGTAATATGGGGCCAAGATAAAGAAAACGGAACGGCCCGAAGCCGATTTAAGGAGGAAAAGAAAATGGAAAAGAAAATGGAAAAAGAAATGTTTGAGGAAATGATCAGGGATTGGCAGGCGGATAATGCAGACGAATACGGAGAACTAGAAATTGACGATGCAGTAATTGAGGGCGGTAAATGGATAGCGGTAGCGCACGACGATAAAAATGACTATCAACTGTCAGACGACGGCACTGGAAACATAAGGATCGACTACCTAGGAGCGCATTAAATAGGCATGGGGAAAAAATACACACCGCAAGCCAGATACGACGCAGCCAACACCGTGGCGGTCAAGATGAAGCTGAATCGCAAGACCGACAAAGACATACTCGACAAACTAAACGCCGTACCGAGCAAGCAAGGATATATCAAACAACTCATAAGAGCAGACATAAAAGGGCAGTCCTAGCGGCTGTCTTTTTAATTGGTATAAATCATCAAGCGATATAAAAAAGTCGCTTAAAACGCAAATTTAAGGCTCACAAGGAGGTGATAGACATGCCGGATAAAAAGACCACCGGAAAGAATAAAATAGGAAGACCGAGCGAATACAGGCCAGAGTATGCTGAGAAAGTATATAAGCTATGTCTGCTTGGTGCAAAAGACAAAGAGATAGCGGACATACTCGGGATCGCAGAATCTACGCTCAACCTCTGGAAACAGGAGCACGCAGAGTTTTCGGAGTCCTTAAAAAGAGGCAAGGACGAGGCCGACGCAAACGTAGCAAACAGACTCTACCAAAGAGCAATGGGATACGAGCACCCCGAAGACCAAATATTCCAGTACCAGGGCAAGCCGGTTATTGTGCCGACTATAAAGCACTACCCTCCAGATCCTACGGCGGCCATATTCTGGCTTAAAAACAGGCAGCGCGGAAAGTGGAGCGACAAGCAGGAAATCGAGCTTACCGGGAACACGATAAAGGTAGAAATTACGGAAGAATAGTCCAAATGGCCTAAAAATATAACTATTCCCAAAATCAAGATTATCTGATATGTTCCGTTTTAAAAGACCGAAACCGTTGAGAAATCAACGACAACGGTCTATTTTATTGCAACCAGCGGAACTGGAATAATTACGGAACGGCACCCAACCACAATATATAGCGGATTAAGACATACAGAGGGCAAAACTCCGACCGAAATAATCACGGCGGGGGGCGACGGCGACGCAAGCCCCATCTGCTTATATTATACTCGGCGTATCCCGGATTACAACAATGATTTTCTATGCAGAGTATTCACCAAAATGAATAAGAAATGCATAAAAGTATCAAAAATCCCCGGGGAAATACCCGAATTCTATACATTCGTATACAAAAGGTGATACCATATGGACGAAATAACAGTCCAGATACCCAAAAGAGCATTCAACGAGGCGTATCTACCCTACCTGGACGACGACCACAGATATTTGATATTCTACGGCGGTGCAGGATCGGGGAAATCCTACTTCATAGCCCAGCGATATATCAAGGCCATGATGGACCGACCAATGATGAACCTGTTAGTCGTCAGGGCAGTAGGAAACACAAACCGAGATTCAACCTTCGCCCTATTCAAGCAGATCATTTCCAGGTGGGGGCTGTCCGCACTCTTCAAAATCAACGATTCCGATCTAAGAATAACTTGCACTCAGACGGGCAACTCGGCAATCTTCAAAGGGCTGGACGACACCGAGAAGTTAAAGTCCATCACCTTTGCCAAAGGTGAACTAACCGACATATGGATAGAGGAGGCGTCAGAGACGCTTGAGCCGGACTTCAACCAGCTCAACATAAGGCTAAGAGGTAAAGGCTCAAAGAAACAGATCGTTATATCCTTCAACCCGATAGACGTTAATCATTGGCTAAAAAAGAGGTTCTTTGACCGTAAAGATGAAAATATAAAGATCGTCCATACTACCTACAAAGACAATAGATTTCTGGACGATGAATACGTCAAGCTGCTTGAATCTTACAAAGATACTGACCCTTATTACTACTCCGTTTACTGCCTGGGACAATGGGGCGTGTACGGAAAGACGATATTCGACGCACAAAAGGTATCGGAGAGATTGTCACAAATCAAAGAGCCAATCAAGACAGGCTCTTTTGTTTATGAGACGTATTACGACCCGAAGGAAAACGAAGTCCTTATTAAGAACGACTCCATCAAGTGGGTTGACGATCCGAACGGCTACATCGAGATTTATAAAGACGTACAAGAGCGCAGGCCGTATGTAATCGGAGGCGACACAGCCGGGGAAGGGTCGGACAACTTCACTGGCCAGGTTCTGGACAATGTCACAGGAGAGCAGGTCGCGGTCCTTCTTCACCAGTTTGACGAGGATCTTTACGCCAAACAGATGTATTGTTTAGGAATGTATTACAACACCGCCTTACTCGGTCCGGAAACCAACTATTCCACCTACCCTGTCAAGGAACTGGAAAGGCTCAAATACCCCAAAATGTACGTCAGGGAGCGAGAGGACACCATCACACATAAGATCGTGCCGTCTTATGGATTCCAGACAACCAAATTAACAAGGCCGATTATCATTGCTGAGTTGGTGAAAGTGGTCAGGGAACACATAGAACTGATAAATGACCGGAAAACTCTTGAGGAAATGCTTACCTTTGTCCGTAACGAGAAAGGCCGCCCAGAGGCCCAAAATGGAGCGCACGACGATTTAATCATGGGACTGGCTATCGCACATTACATCAGACCTCAGCAGTCTTACGTTGAGGCACCACCGCCAGAGTCGCCAAAGATTTACAACTTCGACTTTGAGCGCCCAAAACAGAACCCCGGAGGGTACGGGGAAGTAAGCAGGGTGATATAGGAGGCACATATGCAAACAGCATTAATCATACTATACGCACTCTTGATTATTCAGAGTGTTTTTTTAATCTATATAGGGCTTAGAATCCTTGCGGTCAATAAGAATGTCGACCAACCGCCAAAACCTCTGTTAAAGCCGCTATTCGGGCCCAAAGAACCAGAAGAAACCCCCGAACAGCGCCGAGAACGCATATTACTTGAAAACGTTGAGAACTACGACGGAACAGGGAAAGGACAGATTAAGCTATGAAACTATTCGGAAAAAACTATGACAACGATATAGAGCCAACGAAAGTGTGGAAATGGTACGACCACGGAGTAGACTGGCACCGGCAGAACAATCTCTATGCCGACACAGAGACGTTTTACCACATGGTGGAGGCCGAACAGTGGCACGGGATTGAATCGGGCGGCGAAAAGCTGCCTTTTTATGACTTTATAACCGGGATCGTGGAACATAAAACCGCAATGGTGGCAATGAACACCGTTTCAATCCACTATTCTCCGTTAAACAAGGGCAAAGACCGTGCGATTTATCAGCAAGCCTGTGATCTTCTCAATGAATTTGCCGCTTCAAAGTGGGAGTTAGGCAAGATGGACACCACTGTGTGGGATCTGGTCAATGCGGCGTGTATTACGGGCGATTCCTACCTGTTCTTCTACGACCGCGAATTAAACCATCAGCGGATAGACCGTACGAATATATATTTCGCGGACGAACAGGAGCCTGATATCCAGAAGCAAAGAAGGATCATCATTTACGAAAGACGGCTAGTTGAGGACGTAAAAGAGGACGCACGTAAGAACGGTTTATCCGAGGAAGAAATCGCCAACATCTTAGGCGACGAGGATACAGACAATTTACCCGAAGCCGCCAAGAAGGAAGTTAAAGGCGAAGAGAAGTGTTCTTGTCTGTTGTGCATGG